AGCCTTTCACAGCTTGCCGAAACAGAATTGAAAGATTGTATTTTAAAGGTTAAAGACGGTCGCGCCGTATATGGTGAAATGTCAAAACGTGTAATGAAATATGTTGAACAATTGTTTTTCATGCCAAACAAGCATGTTTACTTAATTTGCAAAGAATCGCAAATGGAAGAAATTGTTTGGGATTTTTCCGGCCCTATGCCAAAACAAATCACTTACAAAAAGCGCGTTCCGTTCTTCCCAGGCTTAGACCTTTTCACAAAGGTTCCGCATTTGTACGATGAAATACTTTATATCAACAAGGGCATCATCCCAGGGGCAGACGGTAAAGAATACAAATATCTTAGAACAACCGGTGATAGTTCAATACTTGCACGCGACAGAAGCGGAAGGCTTGGCGAATATGAACCGCATGATTTGAGCGCGTTGTTTGCAAAAGCAATGAGCTAATCATGATTGTTGAAATAAATGTAATTTCAGTAAAAGCAAATAGTTTTGTTTTAGATGTTATCAAAGCAATGAAAGGAGAATACAGCTTTTGTCAACGTGAAAAGGATATTTTTGAAGTAACAAAGATTGAAAAAGGAGCAAACGACAATGTTAAAACTAAAGTATGTCTTTACCCCTCTTGCAACAGAACGAAAGGTTGTACTTGGAAGCAACGAATTTCAAGTTTACATTTTCGGCATTCGGGTTTTTTACACAAAAACAAACTAGCAACATTAAACAACAAAGGAGTTAAAACAATGGCTGTTCTGAATTTTGACGCAACAAAGATTGACCCTTCGCAGGTTTCCGCAATGCTTCCCGTTTCCGATGGCAACGGCCATGCTGTTGTTATCGTTTCTTCCGAGTTCAAACCGGTCAAAGACGATTCGCAACCGGATGGAATGAGCAAGCAGTACGGATATCTTCAGCTTGACCTTGAAGTAATTGACGGCCCCAACAAAGGCGAACGCGGCCCGTACCGCCTGAACCTTTACAACAAAGAGCCGAAAGCGGTTGAAATCGCACAGCGCCAGCTTTCCGCAATCTGTCACGTTGTCAACGTCTTCAAGGTCGGTGATTCGGCAATGCTTCACAACATTCCGTTTCGTGTTATTATCGCGCTTCAGAAAGGCGAAAACCCCGAGAAATACACGGAAGTCAAAGGGGTTAAGGATATCAACGGTTGTGACCCTGGCAAGAGCAAAGGCGGCGCAGCACAGCAGCAACAGCCCGTTCAGCAGCAACAGAACACAGCGCAGGGGTTCCAGGGCAATCAGCAGCAACAGCCGGTTAACAACGGCGGCAATTGGAGCAGCAACGCAACCCAGGAACAGCAACAGCCCGTTCAGCAGCAACAGGCAAACACGGCTTGGCAACCCGATGCAAACGGCGGCGGTGCTGCGGCAAACGGTCCGGCCCCCTGGCAGAAGTAGAAACAATTCGGTTGATTCAGGGAAGGGGCTTTATTGCCCCTTTCTTTTTCTGAAAGGAATTCGTGCAATGAGTGTTGATTTATTTGACGTTGGTGTTGCCAAAGGCATTGCAAGACGATTGAGAGAAGAAATTGACACATTTTGTGCCGATAAATATGACGATGGACAACGTTCACATTTGGGTGCTTCCTTGATCGGTCATGAATGCAAACGCTATTTGTGGTTTACATTTCGTTGGGTTTATCATCATAAGTTTTCAGGAAGACAACAACGGTTGTTCAATCGCGGTCACAGGGAAGAAGCACGTTTTCTTGAATGGCTGCGCGGCATAGGCTGTGAAGTGTGGGAATTTGAAAGGGTGTTGTGGTATCACCCTGAAAGCGATTCTTATTTTATAGATCGCTTTGACATGCAAGAAACACGCAAAGATATTGATTCGCAAATGTGCCGGGACGTTAGCGAAGAACCGGGGCATATTGAAGCCGCAACAAAGCGCGGTGTTGAATTCATAAAAGGCAAAGCACAGTTCAGAATTTCCGGCGTAATGGGGCATTTTGGCGGCTCACTTGACGGAATAATGTTGCTTCCTTTGCGGTATGATGTTGACGGTAAAGTTTTAGCTGAATTCAAAACTAGCGGCGATAAACCGTTTGCAAAACTTATTAAAGAAGGAATGAAGATTGACAAAGAAACGCACTTTTGTCAAACGTCAATATATGGTTACAAGTACGGTTTGAAACATGTCGCATATCTTTCTATCAATAAAAACAACGATGAATTGCACATTGAATTAGTTGAGCTTGATTGGGAATTGGGCAAACGTCTTGAAGAAAAAGCAGAAGAAGTTATAACTTCAGATAATGCACCGGTTAGAATGTCAAACAGTTCAGCTTTTTTCAAGTGTAAATTTTGCGATTACATAGACATTTGCTTTAATAAAAAACCCCTTGACGTTAATTGCAGAAGTTGCGTTTATGCTAAAGCTGTTGAAAACGCAGAATGGTTTTGCAGACGGCACAACGATATTATTCCAAAAGACTTTATCTTTAAAGCTTGCGAAAGCTGGAAGGGAATTTATTAAATGGCATTGATTCCGCGCTATTATCAAAATGACGCTGTGAATTCAATCTTTGATTACTTCGCAGTCAATGACGGAAATCCTGTGCTTGCTTTGCCCACAGGAACAGGTAAGGCGTTTGTGATCGCCCTTTTCATCATGCGCGTTTTGCAAATGTGGCCCAGGCAACGCTTTATGATTTTAACGCATGTTAAGGAACTTGTGACGCAGGATGCAGACGAATTGCGTTTGCTTTGGCCTAACGCGCCAATTGGTATTTATTCAGCAGGATTGAATCAGAAAGACATTGCACAGCCAATTATATTTGGCGGCGTTGCTTCCGTCTGTAACGTTGTTGAAGCGTTCGGGCATAGGGATTTAATCATAGTTGACGAATGCCATTTGTTAAGCCCGAAAGATGATTCAATGTATCAGAATACAATAGCACGCCTGAAGGTAATAAATCCGCAACTGAAAGTAATCGGTCTATCTGCAACACCTTACCGATTGGGTCAAGGTATGATTACAGATGAAGGCTTGTTTACTGATATTTGTTATGATATAACACATCTTGAAGCTTTTAACCGTTTGGTGTATGAAGGTTACATTTCGCCCCTTGTTCCAAAACGAACTAAGGTTGAAATAGATGTTTCAAGTGTTGGAATTAACAACGGTGATTATAAGAAAGGGGAACTGCAAGATGTTTCCGATAAAATAACTTTCGCAGCTTGTGAGGAAATGGTTGAATTTGGACACAATCGCAAATCCTGGCTTGTCTTCGCTTCGGGTGTTGACCATTGCGAACACGTTGCAGAAATATTGCAAAGCATGGGAATTAGCTGTGCCTCAATTCATTCAAAATTAAAACCAGATGAACGCGACAGAAGAATTAAAGCGCACAAAAACTTTGAGATACAAGCGTTAATTAATAATAATGTCTTGACAACTGGATACAATCACAAGCCGATTGACTTTATTGGTATGCTTCGCGCAACCCTTTCCCCTGGCCTTTGGGTTCAGATGTTGGGAAGGGGAACGCGGCCCAGTCCCGAAACCGGGAAAGAGAATTGCCTTGTGTTGGATTTTGCCGGGAACACACGCAGACTAGGCCCAATCAATGACCCTGTGAAGCCCAGGAAGCCCGGCAAAGGCGGCGGTGATGCACCGGTAAGGATTTGTGATTGCTGCGGCGTTTACAACCATGCTTCAGCGCGATACTGCGGCGGCGGCTCAAATCCTGAAGACGCTAGAAGCATGGGCGGTTGCGGTTATGAATTCACCTTTGAAAGCAAGATTGTTTCCTTTGCTTCAACGGAAGACTTGATTAAAAGTGACGCGCCTGTTGTTGAATATTTCAACGTTGACCGTGTTATATATCACAGGCATGAAAAGCTAGGTTCAAAGCCAACAATCAAAGTTTCTTATCATTGCGGCTTGCGTGCATTCAATGAATTTGTTTGTTTAGAACACGGCGGTTTTGCCGGTAAACATGCAAGGGATTGGTGGCGGCAACGCTTTGAAACAGATTTGATTTGTGACTGTTCAAAATGGGATTTAGAAAACGGCTTGTGTGGTTTGTATAAAGCAACGCCGCCGTCTAAAGTGACAGTTGCACCTTTTGCAAATTGCCCAGGTTACGAATCAGACGCAAGCAAAAAAGAACCGCCAGAACATACCGACACGGCTTTAAGACTGATTAGCGGTTTGCGTGTTCCAAAAAGAATTAGAGTTTGGGCAAATAAAATTCCATATCCAGGGGTTCTGAGCTATGAGTATTGACGCAGTTAAAACTATTCAAAAAGCGATAGGTTTTTTGAATTCAATTTGCGAAGAACTTGACATGATTGTGCCTTTGATTTCAAGTTCAAGGCTTGATTTTACACAACAAGACAGTTGTATTTATTGCACTAATTTTGATGAAGAAAACGAACTTTGCAGATTAGCAAATCAACGCCCCCCTGCAAGGGTAGTTGTTCAGGGTTGCCCCAAATTTGATCTTGAAATACCTTTTTAAAAGGGGTTTACAATGGCAAGAGCGCCAAAGAAAGTTAAATCTTCAAACGCTTCAAGCTTAATAACTGCGTTGCAATTCATTTCTATTGCGCAGAAAGATAAAGGTTCATTTTTTCAAACTCATTGCCGAATTGCAAACAATCAAATTGTTGCGTATGACGGCAATCTTTCAGCCGGTCACTATGTTGAAGACGAGTTGACAGCTTGCCCACAAACTAAGGTATTAAAAGACGCGCTGCTAAAGTGCGGCCAATCGCTTTCAATTACTCAACTTGGCAACGAACGGCTTGCAATCAAGTCAGACAAGTTCAGTGTGTTCGTTCCCTGCGCTGTTGAAGAAATGCCGCTTGTTATTCCAGATTCACCGGTTGCACCAATTGACGACAGATTGAAAACCGGCTTTGAAGTTGTCGGTTTGCTTGCAAAGGAAGGTGCTGAAAGAGTAGTTTTAGCAAGCGTTCTTTTAAATGCGAATTCGATGCTTGGAACTAACGGCCACATTGTTGTTGAGTTTTGGCATGGTATCAACTTGCCGCCAAATTTGGTTTTACCTAAAAGTTTTGTTACTGCAATCTTGAAGACAGACAAGCCGCTTGCGCAACTAGGTTTTTCGTTCAACAGCGAAACAGGTCAATATAACAGCTTAACTTTTTATTTCAATGATAACAGTTGGATAAAAACACAGCTTTACAACGATCAATGGCCCGACACAGCAAGCATGTTAAACGTTGACAGTAACGCAATGGTTTTGCCAGAAAGCTTTTTTGAAGCTGTTAAAACTTTGGCTTCCCTTGCTTCAGACAATCGCTTTCATCTGTTTCAAAATCTGCTAAGAACGTCCTTTGACGAAACAACCGGGGCAAGTTATGAGGTTGAAGGCTTACCCCCAGGAAAGATATTTAGCGCAGAATACCTGAAGTTACTTTGCAGTTTCGTTACCTGTATTGATTTTACAACATACAACGATAAAGCCTTATTTTTTGGGGAAAACATACGCGGTGCAATTATGGCTTGCAGACGCTAATTAAAAAGGGGAAAACTAATGTTTGAAATTATTAAAATTGACGATGCTGTTGCAATTATTGTCACCTGTTGCAATGATTGCCCGTTTGTTCAGAAGACACATTGCGGCAAACAGGCGGCTTGCGGTGAACCTAAAACCCAGGCTTTGCGCCCTTACACCGACAACCCAGGCGCACCGGAACAAAGCCGCAAAGTTGACGGTGAAACAATGCCGGTTTGGTGTCCTTTGCTAAAATCAATTGTTGAAAAATAAAGCTTGACGTTGCGTTGAAACTGAAGTAATGTTGTTTCAACGCAACGTCAAAGGGGGCTTTATGAATATCGTTAAAGAGGCACTTTCGCAATATGACGCAACTTTGAACGAAAACAATTACATTTGCAAAGGTGTTAAAACGCTTTCAGTTAGAGCTATAATTAAAGGCAAAAGATTAATTTTCGAATCACCTGAAAGACGCATTGCAAGCGGCCCCATTTCAGAAAAGTTTGTTTGCAGCTTTGTTGAAAAGTTCTATCTTTGGAAAAAGAGGGTTTAAATGTTTTTCAATGACGATGATTTGGGAACAAAGCGCACAGTGTCCAAAAAGGTAAAGCCAATATTTGAAAAAATATTGGCTGTTCCTATGGAACGAATTAACCGAAACTTTGAGCTAATGCAAGATGAAGAATTGCGGCTTGCAATCGGTTCGGTTATGGTTTTTGACGTTGAATGTTATTGGAACTATTTTTGCGTTTCCTTCAAGCATGTTGAAAGCAAAAAGATTGTTTGCTTTGAGTTGTCACCCGATAAGACGCTTGACATAAATAAATTAAATTGGATGCTACAATGCTTCATTCTTGTGGGCTTCAACAGCAAAGTTTACGATATACCGATTTGTTGGCTTGCTGTTTGTGGTGCGCCGTGTCATATCCTGAAGGAAGCAACAACGAATATAATTGAATATGATTGGCGTTATAATGACATTGAACGTCATTACAAAGTTAAAATTCCAAACTTTAACCATATAGATTTAATTCAGGTTGCGCCCCTTGAAGCGTCTTTAAAGATTTATTCGGGAAGGCTTCATTGTAAACGTATGCAAGATTTACCTTATCCACCTGAACACCGTTTAGCGCGGGAAGAAGCGTTGATTGTTTTGTATTACAACGTCAACGATCTTGACAACACAGAATTGTTATATCTTGAACTTTTGCAATATATTGAACTGCGCGAACAAATGGGAATTGATTACAAGCTTGATTTGCGTAGCCATTCAGACGCACAGATAGCAGAAGCGGTAATGAAAAGCGAACTTGAAAAGGTTTTAGGCAAAGCACCGAAACGCCCTAAAATTGAATCTGGAACAACTTTTAAATATGAAATGCCAACATTCATCAAATACAAAACGCCAATGTTGCAAACTGTTTACAATGTTGTTAAAGACGCTGTTTTTAAGATTGGTGATTTTGAAGTTGAAGATTCAAGCAAAGTCAAGATGCCTAAAGAATTTGCAAAGCTTAAAATTAAAATTGGCGGTACTTTCTATAAAATGCAAATTGGCGGTTTACATAGCCGGGAAAAGAAGATTGCACATTATGCTGATGAAAACACATATCTAATTGACAGGGACGTTGCAAGTTATTACCCCAGGATAATATTGAACCTGCAACTATTTCCTAAACACATTGGCCCCCAATTCTTAACGGTTTATAACGACATTGTAACAAGGCGTTTATATTATAAATCAATCAAAGACAGACGCGAAAAAAGTCTTAAAATTACTATCAACGGCGGTTTTGGTAAATTCGGTAATAAGTGGAGTTGCTTGTTTTCGCCACATTTAATGATTGGTGTAACAATTACCGGTCAACTTTGCTTGTTAATGCTAATTGAATCAATTGAGCTTGCGGGAATTCCGGTTGTATCTGGCAATACAGACGGCATTGTTATTAAATGTCCCAAACATCGTTATGACGATCTAAACAAAATAATTGCAGAATGGGAAGCGTTGACATGTTTTGTTACTGAAGAAACGCGTTATAGAGCGTTATACAGCCGGGACGTAAACAATTACTGTGCGGTTAAGCTTAAATTTGACAAAGAAACAAACACTTGGCTTGATGAAATTGACAGCGTTAAAGCAAAAGGTACATATAGTGAACGCGGTTCAGCACTTGACAGCGTACTTTCAAAGAATCCTGAAACGCTCATTTGTTCAGACGCAATTAAAAAGCTTATGCAATTTGGAACACCAATTGAAGAAACAATAATGAACTGCAAAGACATTAGGCGCTTTGTTACGGTACGCAACGCGAAAGGCGGCGCACACAAAGACAGTGTTTATCTTGGCAAAGCGTTACGATGGTATTACGCAATTGGAACAACTGGAACAATAAACTATATAAAGAACGGCAACACAGTTGCAAAAAGTGAAGGTGCTAAACCTTGCATGGATTTGCCCGATGAATTCCCACATGATATAAACTATGATTGGTATTTAAATGAAACAAAGGACATGCTTTTTGATTTAGGATATTACAAGCCGCAAACTAACTTTCTTTTCTAAACGAAAAAGCCGCCAACCAATTAAGGTTAGCGGCTTTTGTTTTACTTTCCTTTGCAGCTTTCGGCGGCTTCAAGCAGTTTTGCGGTTGCTTGATCGGATAACCCCCAACCCTTGAAGTTAGGCGAATTCGGCAAGTCTCCTTGCTGTATCCGTATCGCTTTCGATTCCTGAAGGATTACCGGTTGCGGTTTCGGTTTGAACGGATTGCACGCAGTCAATGCGAATACTGACAGCACCAGCATTGCCCGTTGCAATGTCTGCGCGGCCCTGGTTGATTTCGGCATTTCTTGCCCCTTCTGCGCGGTTCGGTGCGCCGTCTTGCCATGTCTTTACAATCACACTGACAAGCGAGATAAAAGCGAGTAAGAGCGGCCCCCATATCATTTACTTAACGCCGGTTGCTGCGCCAAGGTTGCCCGTTGTGCCGTCTTCAGGTGTTAGCGCAGGGGCTTGTATTGCTTTCTGTGCGGAAAGGGTTGCAAGCACCGTTTTTTCAATCGTTGCCGCCAACGCTTCAGCATCCGAAATAATCACGGCGGTTGTCTGCTTTGCAATTATGTCAGCGGCAATTTTGGCAACTTCAGCGGCAATGTCAAGCTTTGTTGCTGTTGGAACTTTTGCCGGAATGAAATAGCAAATCACGGCAACAGCAACAGCGGCAAGCGCAACCGGCCATGTTACAGCCCCGGTTTGAACGTACTGTGTCAGCAAGGTTGCGATTGCGGTTAGAACACCGAAAGCGGTTGACTTCCAATCTTTGGGCAAATCAGCGACAGTTGGAACAGTTACGGTTGTAGCCATTTGTTTAATCTCCTTTTGTGGTTTATCTTCTTACAACATCAAAATTAAAGGTTGCGCTTGCACCGGCAAAGTTTGACGTTTGGGTTGTTTCACCGTCAATTATTGTTTTTCCCGCGCTAACCTTCAAAGCATAATTTTTCAATTCACTTTTACAGTTGACGCAACCGGAAAACAAAACAGTAAAGCATAAAAGAAAAATGCATTTCATTTTGCAAAATCCCTGCAATTGCGTTTGCAAGTTCTGTTACGGTAAAAACATACACAACAGCCGTACATTTTTGGAAAAGAGCGAAATATCAAAATTGCCCAATAAACAGCACCTAAAATGTAAACCCATTGTTGCCAGGGAACGCCCACAAAAGCGGTCACAGTTAGGGTTGTTGGCGGTGCTGAATGAACAACAGCCTTGACAGTTTCTTTCATTAAATATCACCCCAAATTAAAAATTTAGGCTCATAATAATTCATGAGCCTAAATTTTTCAAGCGTTAATGTGAAGGGTGCGTTTTTAATTATATGTGCGTTCCATCCATGTGGGCAAGTAACGCAGCATTGCCGGATTGCGGCGCACAATCTGAACATACCGCCTTGCACGCATTTCCTTGAAGACGGCCCCGAAAAGGTAACGCCGGGAAGAATCCTTTTCCTTTTCATACCATCTTGATTCGGTAAAGCTGTTAATGAAATCAATTTCGGCTTTGCCGACAACAGGGTCAACCGGGAAATCTTCACTTTTCCCGTTCATAACGTTAATTGTTCTGGTTATGAGAATTGCCGCCGTTCCGGTTCCGCAATTAACCGCCGTATCAAGAAACATTGTTGCAAGCCATTGGCTGCGAATTTCGGAAAGGTGCAACGGCTGTGCATAATCCCGATTGTAAAAGAAAGCCGCATCCTGAACAGTTAAGCCTTTTATTGTCTTGCCTTGCTTCACCAAATACGGCCCATAAACGCTTGCAGCAATGCCGTACTTTGTTCCCAGGTTAACACGCTTGCCGTTGATCTTGCAAAAGTTGCCGGTGTCGTTAGGGTCTGAAGAATAACCGCCTTCATTTTTGAAAATTGTTTTTAATGCTTTTCCGCAATCAAAAGGAACGTAAGCAACTGACAAGCTGAAAGCAAAACATACTGAAATTAAAATAAAGATATGCAAAAGCCTTAAATTTTTCAAAATTTAAATTTCTCCTTTCAAACGGTTAGTTTTATTCGTTTATAGCTGTACAGGTGTACGAATAGTTTCCTGGCAAACCGACAATTGTAATTGCTGAAGTTGAAGCAACTGAAGACGTTAGATTTGCTCTTAGTTCGGCTTGAACCAAACACACAGGCTTGTGCAAAAGTGCTGTAACAAATGAAACAACACAACCTGTGCCGCTTGAACCTATTGTAAAGTTTCCTGCATAGTCGCTGCTATTTGCTTGAATTGTCGGTGATATTCCGCAAGACGATAAAACGGGCGAAGTGTTTGACGTGACAGAGATGTGACCGTTTGTGTTTACTTTCATATTACTTGCAATTGTAATTATGCTTCCGCTCATAGGATAAAGCTTGTTTAAATAACTCGTTGTGTCGTCAACAGCAAAAACCAATGTTCCGGTTGAACTTTTGACAACAATTCCGTTTTCACCTGCGTTTGCTTTAATTTGAAAAGTATGCTGCGGCCCCGCATCATTAATGCTTAAACGCTTGTTTGTATTATCCCAAAAAAATTTACCATAATCGCTTGTTGTTGTGCGGTCTGTGTCTGCAAACAAAACGCCACCTGTGCCAGTGTTGAGTAAAAGCGGAATGCCCACAATTTGATTATTAAGTTCTTTGGCACCTGTTGCCGTTGAATCAATGCGCAATGCATACGTTCCCGGCGCTTCAAAATGATTGTTCAACAATTGTGCGTTTGAACCTATTACGTTCCAACCATTGCTGCCAGCAACAAAATAATTTCCTGAAAGTTCAACATGATTTGCGGCTGTAATTAAATTCATATCACCGGTAAAGCTTCCGGTGTTATTTTTAATATATAAGTCTGAAAGTGTTGCTGTTCCCGTCCACGAAAGCGGCCCAACATTAATAAAGTCGTTGTGTTCAATGTGAATGTTTTTTAACGGGCGCGTGCTTCCTGAAGATTTGATAAACATTACAACCGGTCCCGCAACAGTATCAAAGGTGTTGCGTGTAACCCAAATGTTTTCAGTGTGTGAATCGGTTGAGTTTGCAAGAATTTGGGAATAAAACCCATAGCCGCCAATATTTTTAAAAGTGTTATGTTCAACTTTCAAATTTGTAAATTTACCATTTGGCAAAGCAAGACCGTAACCAATTGACGCAACATTTGCGTAAGTTGTATCAATTTCGTTGTCTTTTATTTCTAAGTTTCCCATAACAAAATTTGTTCCACCGGGAAGCGTATCATTTGAAAACCTAATTCCGCAATTAACCCTATGAATCTTATTGCCTATTATTGTTATATTTTGAGTTGAAAAATCTGACACGGCGTTTGAGTTGTTGTAAAACGTAATACCGTAACCAGTTGCTATATCTTCAATTATGTTTTCAGAAATAAAAACGTTACTATATGATACAATTTCAAGCCCCGCTTGTGAGCTTGAACCGTGGCCAATAGAACCTGTGCCGTTAATGTTGTTTCTTGTAATCCAAAGCTTTCCCGCGCCAGGGGAACGTGACGCAAATTTGGCGCTTCCCTTCAATCCAACAAAGGTGTTGTTATCGAACAAATAGTTTTCGGTTCCGCCTTTTGTGGTTGACGTTTGTTGACAATTTATAAATTTGTTGCCACGCACTATTGAATTGAAACTATCAACAGAAGTTGGCGGCGTTGGAACGTCATAAGATTTTATCGTTACAACTGCGTCACCAAAATTTGTAAATGTATTGTTTTCAATCCTAGTTCCGTTAACCGACATAAAAGCAATACCGCAATCGCCGTAATATGATGGACCGAAAAGCGTTGGATCAGTTGCCGAGGTTGCGCCGATAAATCTGAGCCCTTCAACAGCAATGTTTGTACCATGTTTAAAATACATAACATATTCATTTGTCGTTGTGGTCGAAACTCCGTCACCGGGAACACCATCCGATATAACCCAGGCTGAATTTTTAAACAAAATAGCGCCGGGAGCGCCTGTAATTAAAATATCATTTGCGTTGTCTAACACTGTTTGAGTAGCAAAGCCAAACAAACCGTTTGGAAAATAAAGAGTTCCACCACCTGAAAGCTTAATTGAATTCAAAGCGGCTTGCAACACAGAGGAAAGGTCTGTTGTGCTTTGTGCGGCTTGCCAAGTTTGTAACGTAGGTCTTCCGTTAACACCATCCATAAACTGTCGTATATCAAGGTAAGTGCCAACAAACATTGTCGGCTTGCCGCCCACCTTACTGAACGTAGCACCGATTACTTGCATTGTATTAATGTTCTGTTTGCCAGCATCCACCGAGCCGCCAGCGCTTGAAAACTTACCGAAAGCCGGTGTAATTGTTGAAGCGAACGAACTTGACGTAAATGCGAAAAACAAAACCAAAAGCAATAAAACGAAACGATTCATAATTTCCCCTTTAGATTGAAGTTAAAAGCAACGACCAAACATCATTATTAAAATCATAAACTGATTCAATTCTACATTTTTTATCAATGTCATTTATTGCAATAAGTTTTCGCATTGCTGTTTTGTTTGACAAAGTTGTTGCTAAAATCAATTCCCAAATGTCAGCGCCGAAATCATCAACGCCAACTAGCTTGGCTTGAATACTGCAATTTTTACCTGAACCGTTTTTATCTAAAAACTGTTTAATTGGTGTAACATTCAGCTTTGATGTTGTTGCAACAATCGAATACATGTCAGCGCCAGAATCATCAGCACCATCAAAGCTTACTTCAATCCTGCAATGCTTCCCGCTTCCACCAATGTCGAGCAAGACTTCAAATTCTGAAACATAAGGAATTGTCAAGGTCGCAGGAAAAGGTGTAACAAAGGCGCCTTGCATAACATTTGATTCTGCAACAGGGTTTGTGTAAAGCTCAACTAAATCAGAAGTTCCAACCGGAACGTATAATATTACGCTCATTACGCCAAGGTTTATAACGCTAACGTCAAAGCCTAATGCTGTTTTAAAAAAATAAGATATTTCATAAGACGAACTGTGTTTATTCGTGTTGTTGCATGTCTGCAACAAAAGTAAATCGGAATACAACGAATCATCTGCAAATTCGTTGAAACCGTTTTCAAAAACAATTTGCCTATTTCTTCCTAAAATTCGGCCAATTGTATCAGCATAAACGCCTTTTGCGTTATAAAGCGTTCGTAACTCTTGTAAATCAATAATCGCGTTGTGCAACTCTTGATATTGCTTTGAATAAGCCGAAACAACTTGACTTATAACAGGCGCGTCTTTGAACTGACACAACACCCGATTAAGGTTTTGTTGCGTCAAATTCAAACGCTTTGTGTCAAAGTCAATTTTATAAGTTTCAGGTATCATGGATTAAATGGCAATGCAAATTAATGCGGTTATGTTTGTAGGTCTTGTTTCAATACCGCCTGTTGATTGCGTATCAAAGGCGAATATTCCTTCAGGGCTATTACTTCCTGAACCGACATTGCCGCCGCCATCTGTTCCGGTCGATGTATGTCCTTCAAAGGCAATTGTGTGGGAATGGGCTTTTAACGAATCTGCTTGTGTTGTCGCAAAAACACGCCCTGCGTCAACGCCCCTTCCGCTGTCAAAACCTCGTACGAATTCCCCGCGTGCGTCAGGAAGATTAAACGTTGTTCCACCGTCACCATTTCCCCAGGTTATGCCGATTGCTGCAAAAAGATCAGGATAAAGTGTTCTTGAAACAGCAGAACCGTCACATGCTAAAAAACCCAAAGGCGCAGAATTCATGAAAAAATCAGCCCGTTCCCCAGGTCGCGAACCTGTTACCGGCTTCCAAGTTGAAAGCGGTGCTGTTGTGGGGTCAACATTCAGGTTTGCAATTACAGCTTTATATTTCTTGCCGTCTGAACCAATTGTTGTTGCGCCCTGAACATAAGCGGTTGTTGCGCACCAAGATAAACCGCCTTGCTGTGCAATTTGCTGAAGCAATGAGGTTACAATAAACATAACTTCATTATGCACAGAACTATCAACCTTTGTGCTAAACTCCCAACCGTTTTCAATATCAGCACTAATCAAAGGCTCTTTTCTGTAACCGCTTCCCGGTGTTGGGAAAACCGGGATAACGGTATTTGCGCCTTCTGCGAATATTGCAGGTAAGTCAATAGTTCGGTTTGTCATTATCACAACCCCTTTTATGTAATCGAAATGTTAATGCTGCTTGAAGGCGCGTTGACAATCCAGGCAAGCGCAACGTCTGCGCAAAGCGTTGAATCGTCTGTTGCAAAATAATTCAATGAACCTATAAATTGAGCGGCTTCATTCCATGAAATCGCAACGTTTGCCGCTGTCGGCGCTGCGTGATCGCGTGACAGCAGCACCGAATTTATTTGATGGCCAGGAATTGAATTTATCGGCGTGTAAAGCCTTGACAAAATAACATTGTGCGCCGGGGGAATGCCGTTTGAGCCGCCTTTGTATTGTGCATAGGCAACAATTGCCGCCGCAATTTGTTCCTTTCCATCTGAAGGGAAAGAGGTATCGACAACGCTTATGTCAATAATAACTGTCACAATAACAGGGATTGGCCGTTGAAATGAAATAGGGTAATCAAAACCCTGTGAATCGTTCAAGTACAAGGTTGTTGCGCCATAATAACCTAAACCAATAGGCGAACGTTTAAAGATTGCATTTGCAACGTCTAAATCTTGTCCACCTTCAACCAATGCGCAAACAGTTTTAGGTGGCAAAGTGTGCGCGTCAATGTCTGTTGCGCTTGCGTTCTGGAACACCTTGCAAAAGATAACGCCTTTTATATTTGTTACTGCGGCTTGAATTGATTCAACTTGTCTGTAACTTGTATTACTTGTTTCAATCTGTTGACGCGTTCTAAGTTGTTCGTCTGTTTCGGGTTCGGTTCCCACAATAAGCGTTGCAATATTCTGCGCTGTATTCCATTGGTCAGAAGGCGTTAAAATGTTGGTTATCGTTCCGCTTTCCGGTTCAATTGCGCCGGTCTTTGAACACGTTGCTTCAACTGTTGCAGAACCTTCAACAAAAACAACGTCATTGTCAGTAATGAAAACAACAGTTGCGTTGTCGTTGCCTATCTGTTGACCAGCGGCAAGTGTTCCTGTTCCGTGTAACAACAACATAACGCGTGTGAATGTGCCGGGAAACTTCAAGATACCGTTAAGCTGAACCAAACCAGCAAGACAGGCACCTTGCGCTTTCAAAGGGTCAAATTGGTTTGCCGCGTCTGTTGCAGCTTCCCAACATTCAGCCAACCCAGGCATTAAGATTGCGGAAAGTTGAGCAATCAAAGGGTCAATTGCAGGGTCAAGATATTCGCCGGTTTCGGGGTCTTTGACTTTCGCAAGATCAGCGTTCAAATCTGCAAGAAGATCAGCAAGCCGTTTCGGTTTAAATCCTTCAGGTGTTAAACCAAAATTAGCCAAAAATAACCCCCTGGTTGATTACTGTATTTTGCCCATTGATAACAGCAACCGCGTATATTGACAATTCACGTTTTTGCGCGTCAAATCTTACATTAATTGTGCTGACCCTGTCAACACCTGAAGTGCCTGTTATTTGATCGCGTATAAGCATTACCGCATTATTTGTGTTTTTATCGCCTAAAATCTCTTGCATCCAGGGCAAGCCCTTTGTTGTGTCAAGAAACCATTCGCCGGTAAGCCATTGCAAGCGCGTTTTTATTCGCTGAACTATTTCGGCGTTTCCGTTCACCAAGGCAATTTTGCCCTTGCTTATTGAAAGATCGTTTGTCAAAGTTGAAATTGCAAAATCATAACCCATTATTTAGGCACTCCACTAACACCGCCCCCAGGCTGAACACCTGTTACTTGCAACGTGTCAAGGTTTCTTCCGGCTTTTGATTTAATAAGGCCACCGGTAATTGTTCCAGTTGCAGAAATATCGCCTATGACGGCAACGCCTGAAGGAGTGACACTAAGGGTTGTCTTGCCGACAGTTGCCCTTATTTCGCCGGATTTGACACTAAGAACGGTGCTTCCTGAAACGTCCCGCGTCTGTATCGAATCAAGGCTGTAATTTGGTATCAAGTGCGCCCCTGTCATAAGCCCAGGAATGCAAACCGCATCTGTCAGGCTGTGATTTCTTCCTTTCGCGCTTGCTTGATCTTCCGTAATGATCGGTTTTACAATGCCACCATATGAAACAAAATTGTCAATTGCACGCTGCGAAAATATCAATAAACATTCGTCACCCTTTTTAATTGGCAACGTTTGTACAAGCCCTGCGCCCTGTGCATATTGAAGCATAACCGGCACGTTAATTATTGTGGGCAATTCTATAAAAGAAACTTCATTGCCAATTGTAACTTGCATTTTTATAGCCGGTTTGACTTCTGCGAACTTTCCATCAAACGAAACTATAACACCGGGCATTGAAGTATTGACGCCAAGAATTAAGCGCCTGAACTGCAATTCAAATTCTTGTGCTTCATTTACAATTATTCTTTCATCCATTGATTAACCTTAGAATGTAAAAAGGGATTGAATGTCAACAAACCAATCATTTGAAAATGTGTCACCCTGAAAGTCAATTAAATGTATTTTATAATCATTATCGAGCCCAGGGTTTGCAGAATTAACAACTGTAACAGTCTTGCCCACAGTAACATGAGGCTGAAGAATTGCCTTAATCCTAACGCCCCTCGTTATCTGCAACGGCCCTGCAAGCAAAGGATTTGCGCTAATCAGTGAACCGTCATTGCCGTTCAATACAACAGGGTTGCCGGGAAGCGTGACATTATCACCGACAGCTTGAAAGATTCCGTCTTGAATGCTCCAAGAAAAGCCGTATTGTCTTCCCATCATGTCAAGCAAATCTTTAACTTGTCCAGCAAACGAAATGCCGCCTTTGCTAACTTTGTCTGTTGAAATCTTTATTGCTGAAGTATCAATTTTAACGCCGTCTGCGGTTGACATTACTTTCAAAAGACAATCGGCAACATACATTCCGCTTTTGAAAGTAAAGCTGCCAATTGCTCTTGATAATGTATCACCCATAGTCAAAGCGTTAACTCTTGTTACAATGTCAGCCCCTTGACGTTCTGAAAAGGAAGTCAGCACGCCGCCGCTGAAGATAAGCGGAAGTTTGCCAGAATTCGCCCAACCTGCGCTAATTGTTATTTGAAGGTTTGCGTTATTTAAAAGTGCGCGTGTATCTTCATTCAGATTGTAAAAAAGGATAGTGCTATAATTCGGAACTGATATTATTGATTTTTGAACGCGGAAAGCAATGCGCAAACCGTCACGCGAACCATCAGAAAACAGGCGTAATGCTTGCGCAGGGTTGCCGCCTTTGCCTTCCGTAAGCGGCCCGATTAAAACTTCAACCTGTCGTATAAAATTACTCATAGCAAAGGGTCTTGATAAACAATTGGGTTCGTTTCGTCTGAAGTCAACCAAACAACCTGCGCTGTGTTTCCAAGGCTGTCAACTGTGTTGTTTGCGGTTCCGTTAACACACTGAACTTGCATTACTGAATTTTTGAAAAGTTCACCGTGTCCTTTCAACAAATTGTCAACCCCAGGCAAAAGAGCAATGCCAGAAAGCAAAAGGTTTGACGATGAATTTAAAATGTCCATCAGCCAAACCTTTTTGTTAGGCAACCAATATGTTACAAAAACAAAAACCCCGTTCCCGGTATCAACAGTAACTCTCGAAGCGGGGTTTGCGGCCAATGGCAATTGGATCATTTTATCACCGGGGGAAGTATCCCGCGATTGACTTCAGTTTGTGCTGAAGTATCAACCGCGTTTAAATATGGAACCGAATTAACCGAAACTGAATTTATACGTTGAAACTTAATTGTACATTCTAAAGCGCCTTTATTCGGTGCTTTATGAATAGGTTGAAAGTCAACAATAACCATGCTGTCATAGGTATCATGTTCTGTAATTATTTTCAACAAATCCCTGTTGGCATAGTGCTTTTTAAATGCGTCAAAAACCTGTTGCGCGGTGTATCCCGGCCCAGGTGTATTTGATGAAGTAAAAGAAACGTCAAGTTCCCTTGGTTTCAAAAAAACATGATCTGAAACAATCGAACCGTTTTGAATTGGGAATTCCGTTGCAACCGCTCTAAACGCGTGCGCTTCAGATTGTTTTGATGAAACCTCAACATCTGCAATCACATTACCGTTGAATATTGTTAACGCGCTTGCCATTAGTAAGCCCTCGCGGGGTTCATTAGGTAGTTTGAAAGAGCGCCAGCAGTTGCCCTTCCTGTTTCAACAGGGTGTTTTGAACCGTCAATACGCATGTCAATCTGATTGTAATTTGTTGTTGTGCTTTGATGATTGTTTGTGTTCGGTATTACAACCGATTGTTGAGGCTGATATAAAGGCTGATTGCCGCCGTTTAAACTGTTCCAGGGATTAACGCCGCCGATACCTTGATTTTTTTCCGGCGAAGTTGGGTTGAATCCTTTGCCATCGTAACCGATGCCGGTAAACTGCAAAAACTTATCGAACAGCCAACCGCCCGACTTAAATATTTTTCCAACAGCTTCGCCCATGTCTGCAAGGAAAGACATTATTTTTGCGCCATCTGTCTTTATACCAGCCCACATTTTACCGAAAATATCAAAATCGTAAGAAAACGAACCTTTCAGCATTTCGCCCCAACCTTTGAGCCATGCTGTTATGTGGGGGTAATGACTTTTGAGTGATTCAAACCAATTGATTTCAGCTTTTCCAACGTTGTCAATTGAATCTTTTAGTTCTTCCCACCAACCTTTGGCTTGTCTTGGCGAATCGCTAATCTTTTGCGCAGCAAGTTCAATTTGCGTTGCGTGCAATTCGTGATTCCTTTTAATCCATTCGTTTGTCCAATCAATAACGTCTTTGATATACGGTGTAAGCTTACCTGAAACTTGCATTGCGTGACCAGCAACAGACGTTTTCAAATCATAAAACGATTGCCAAAGTTCAGCATTTTGCTTAACCTGTTTGTCATTGCCAACACCGCCGCCTAAATCTTGATAAGCCTTTTTGAGCTTCTGCAAGCCTTCTGCGCCTTCCATCAGCAAGCGTGTGTTATCGTCATTTAAACCGGCTGCGTTGCCCAGGCGAAAGGCTTGCAACTTGCCTTCCGGCCCTTGCTTCGCCAAGGCGCTATATTTGGCGCTGAGAAGGCTCAAAGCTTGGTCTAAGGTCTTTACCTGTCCCTGAAGGTATTCGGGCAACTGAAGGGCAAGACCTTGATTGAATTGCCCAGGAACAACCGAATGCAAGCCGCGCTGAAAGGATTGCAGGTTAGAAAGTGCCCCTTTCGCGTCACCCCCCATTCTTCCCGCTGCATAACCCCAGGCTTGCAAGCTTTCCGCTGAAACGTTCGTATCTTCAGAAAGGCGTTGCAATTGCATTGAGTTTTCAAGAACGCCGCTGAACCAACCTTGAAAGGCCGTCTTTCCCGCAATGACAGCAACAGACAAAGCCGCAACCTTTTTAGCCATGTCAACAACTTCTGACTTTGCGGCTTTAAGGGTTGCGGCCCCTCTTTCGTCTAGCTTGTAACCAATTAAGGTTACTAATTCATCAACTACCGCCATTTTGCGCCCTTTTGTTAGCTTCTGATTTTAAGAAGTCTTGCCAATCAAGGAAGCTGTGCATTTCAAAGTATTGTTCAGGCGTTATTGTTTCAAGTTCAAAGTAAGAACACATTGCGGGACAAATACGCGAAAGTTGCGCGGTTACTTCCCAACCTTCAGGAACGGTTACGCTTTCGCCTTGGATAGAAAGGTGCTTACTTTGGTAGCAAGCACTTGCGGCAAAAAACGGTTCACCAATTCCCAGGTTGCGAAACCGGCAAGCGGGAACAGGTCTTCAGGGTGTTCCATGAACCATTTTTCAAAAATGTTTGCATCCCGCAAGTATGTATTTTCCGGCGTAATGCATTGCCCCAAAGAGCGCCGCATTATTGCGGAAAGTTTCGCGGATTGAACGCCCGAAAACAAGTTCCTGAAAACTTCTTCTTTTGAAACGCCGTCATTGAAAGCATCAAGAATACCGCCAACAGACGGCCCTATTGCTTCAATGACTTCAGGAACAAACAGCAAAGTTGCTGTTATCGAAAGGCGTTCAACGCTGTATTCGTTTCCGTTTACTTTCATGGTTTACGGCCCTTTTGCGTAACGGGTTGACATAAAGGTGTATTCGATTGCGCCCATTTTCTTGTCACCAGTTGACAACGCCCCCGGTGCGGAAACGTAAGCGTTTATCAGCGTGTGCAAAACAAGCGTTCCCGACATGATGACCAGCACACCCCCCGGTGCGCCGTATTGCTGCGCAAGGTTGAAACCCAAAAGGGCTTCATGTATCGGGGAAGTTTCTTTCAGGCGCACTTTGACGGTTGCGCCCTGCGAATGGCCGATACTGATTGACGCGCCGTCTGTTCCTTCCGTCTTTTCAACACCGCCGCCGTCAACCTGAATGTCAACGCTTGCACCCTCGCCCATGTCAATGAGCGGCACGCCGTCATAAACAACGGTTACAAGACTTTGTGAATAGCTTAAAAAATTCATTCAGCAATTCCCCTTTTTATGTTTTATTGAATTGCGCTAACGTTGACGGAAACGGTGTGCATTGCGCCGGATTCGTAACCTGTGATTTTGATCGGGGGGCAAGTTCTTGCGGCCCTTGCGCTTGCGCTTGCGCCGCCAACCGGGGAAGGCGCAATTTGATACGCGGAAAGCGTTGTGTATCCGTTTCCGCTGGCTTTCGGAACGTCACGCGGGGCAAAGGTTCCGTTGTTGGTGTACTGCTCGCAAACGTTCGTTGCGGCCCCTGCAAGCATCATTTGTCCCGGCGTGGTGTACGGAACTTTTGCATTTTGCAGGAAAATGTTGAAGACGGCGGTTTGCATGTCGTTTGTGAAGTTGTCAAGGTTCAGCACCGTGTCAAGAAACCATCCCGGCGCTGAAGTAACACCATCACGAAAGGTGCGGTTGCCATTGCCCACAAGTGTAAAGGCATTGCAGCGCCGCGCTTCCAGGCTTGCAAGCTGAGTTGCTGTCAGAACGCTTGTCGGAATGCCGGGAAGGTCTTTAAACTTCGCGGTAACGGTTGAATTTGCAAGCGTGTAATCAACCGAAAGCATCAACGAAAGGATTGAAGCATCGGGGTAATACTGCGCGTTGTCGTGAAAGATGACAGCTGTGCGCTGATTGCCGGTGTTCATGCAATGATACGCAATGTTTGTTTCGTCAACGGAACTGTAAGCAAGAATGTCATTTGTGACCAGCGCAGCAACACCGAAAGGCTGTGCAACAATCCAGTCTGCAAAATCGGTTTGGTCTGCGGTGTCGCGGAAGGAAGCGTCAAGAATCCATCCGTAAATCGGTTTTGCATTCGCAACGCTTGCCGCCTGAATCAAGGCAACTTCTGCAATGAAATCGTTTGCCGCGTCAACTTCGCCAACGCAAACGCCGTTCGGTCTGTTTGCCTGTGCAAAGAAAGCTTTCAGCGCGTAATCGGTTGAACTTCCGGCAACAACCGGCCCTGTCGGTGCAATTGCGCTTGCATATGTGCTGTAATACGCAACGCGTTCAACAACCGGTGTTGGCCCAGGAATGACGATGCACGCAAGCGTCATGTCATAAGCAATTGCGGCTTGTGCCTGTGAAACACTAACCTGAACGTCAATTGAAATTGGCAAACTTTGCATCAGTAAAAGCCCCCTTTAAAGTACAACGTGAAAAGTCTTATCGTAAATGTTCGGTGCAACAACTTGAATGTCACCGTTTGTTATAAAGTCTGCGTTGTCTTGAAACGAAAGATTTGCATAAAAGTAAAGATTGACTAAAGCTTTTTGGCGAAACATACCGCCCCATTCTTCACTTATGTTTTGCGGCCCATCTGCGCCACAATAACCAATCAATTGACCCAAATCGAATTGACGGTTTGAATGTAACATTGAAGCAATTAACTTTCTTCCTGTTATCATTGAGCCGTTACCGATTAATTGAACTTCCAATTTGCAGTAACTTTGCCCCCTGACAGTTTCAACACTTCCATTGTCGGTGTATTCGTGCTGTGTTGTATCGTGTGCTGATGAATCTATATCAACAAATCGCAAACTAATGTAATTACCTTGCGGTGTCGGGCCGTCTTGATCGCCCTGAATTGTGGGTAAGCCTGTTACAGCCTGAAGAACGTCACAAAAAGCGTCTTGAATGTCAATCTGTGTTATGATTGAGCCGTCTAAAACAACACTTGTGTCAGCAACATTTACACTTGAGGTTTGTAAAATTAAACCCCAAATGTCTTTGCCGTGATCGTCAACACCAACAATTCCGGTTGTAACATCACAGCGTTTACCTGAACCGTTTATGTCAGTTGTTGTTATTGCCATAGTCTGTGTATTCCAAAGCTATATAGGTATAATGATCGCTGTTGGGTGTTGCAAACCCTGTTCCTGTAACCTTGAAAGAATAGTTGTTCCATTCAATAAAAGATTGTCTTTGTTCAACGCCTTCATGATTAACATCGGAAATATAAAGAACTTCCAATGTGTGTATTGCAACACCGCCTTTTGACGCATTGCCGACACTATAAAACTGAAGTTGTTCAGGGTCAAGCGTTAATATGATCGCATCAATATTTCTTGGTTCTGAAACCGTCTTTGTCCATCTTCCATGAACATACAAGCCGGTTTCAATCCAAGTTTTTACTTTGACAGGGGAACGAAAAGCGCGAACAACTTTTTTAAACTTCATAGGCATTCGCATTTTATTTATCCCTTAGAACATAAGTTACTGCTTGTCGCATGTCACCTGAATCAATCAACGGTTGTTCACTTTTCTTTGCTGCTATAGTCGAATCAGCGTTTTTAGCAAAACCGCCGTCTGTTATCGTAGTTTGAATTATTCCCTGTGCTTGGATTGCCAATATTTCAAGCTCTTTTTTGCCATCTGTTTTACCGGCGTTTATTCTGGCAATCACAGCTTGAATGATTGGTGCGCTTACTTCCTGAATCTGCTTTGTTGCCATCTTCATAAACGGTCTGCTTGGAATGTGGTTTGAATCGCCCCGCGTTGTGCCGAAATTGTTCCAAATTGCTACTTGAAGAATTGAAGCGCCGTTTTCATAATGTGGGTTGCCTAAACCGTCTTTGCCTCTCGGAAAGCCAATTGCAGCTTCTTGCTTTTCTGCTTTTCTGATTCGTTCCAATAATTCAGCTTGCCAATTACTATTTTTTTGTTGAAGCTTCGCACCTGTGTTCATGAACAAAGCATTGCAGGGGGCAATGCTTGACGCAATAGTGAAAGAAATTCTAAACCGTATTGTGTTCTTGAAAAGTCTGCGTTTATTGCGTTATCGCTTGAAACTAACGCTGAAACAGAAGTTGAAGAAGCAAGCCCGTTTGTGCTTGCGCTTTGCGAAGTTGTTACACCCTGGTTTTCCTGTTCATTTAAACCGTTCGTGTCAAGTCCTGAACCAATATCAAAGCGAAGATACAAATAATGGGCACTCCAAAGAAAACATAAATCATCGTACCACATTCCCAACCGGCCAGGATTCAAGGCAATTGCTGATTGTGCTAAACGTCTGTCAACAGCAGTTGGCGCAACGTTTGCAAATTCGGGAAATTCAGCTAGGAATGTGATACGATCAACTGTCATTGTTCAGGTTCCTTTTGCTTTACTTGATTGCGCCAGCTTCAGCAACACGGCTTTCAAGGGTTGCTTGAATGTTGCCAGCGGTTGCGGCTTCAACAGAAAGCGTTTTCGGCGGCGTAAGATCGCTGTAAGATGAAAAGTCAACTTCCGTTGCTTCGCGTGTCTTCAGCAAACCGTTATCAACATAAGCCTGTCCAACCAGCGATTTCAGCCAGGGTGCGGCAACTTCGCGGGGAACGGGTTCAGACTTCATCGGCCCGATTGCAATCACGCCGTTTGCATGGTGAATGTGGATTTCAGAAGAAGTGCCGTTGAAGAAAATGAGCGGCGCAGCACCGGCAAAGTTTGCGCCAATTGCTGCGGTGTCTGCGGCGGCTTCAGCACCGGGAAGCGGCGCACCGGCTTCCAGATTCCAGGCGGCTTGTTTGGCTGTATCTTTTGTTTCTTTTTCGGCCATGATAGCACCTTCCTTATGATGAAATGCGCAGGGTGCGGTAACACCCTGCGTTTAAGGTTAAAGAGCCAGGAAGCGGCGGTTAAATGCCGTCAAGGTAATACATGGATTGCGGGCGGCGCACATGGTACGAACCGGTTTTGTTTTCCGCAACGAACAGCGCCGATGCTGCGCCAGGAACAGGCTGAAGCGGGGTGTACGGAATAGGGAAGGGCATTCCCTGGTTTTGGCGGTTCCTGTCGGAAAGCACCATGCGGTCGGTTGCGCCAACCCCAACGCCGGTAAGGTAACGCAGCGGCATGATTTCCAGGGGTTTCCCGGTAAGCTGCGTGTAAAGGTTGTTTTCCTTCAGGAACTGCATTGCGGTAACGTTCAGTTGCACGCCGCCCAGAACCATAGGGGTGTTGGCAAGCAAGCTGAATTGGCCGAAAGGAAGGAACACCGAGCCGAGTTTGAAAAGCCCCCTTGTTGCGTTCCATTGCGCCGTGATTGCGTTGTTGACATCAGCAACCATCAGTGAAGGGTTGCCGGTTTTGGAAGCCCAGGTTGTTGCGCCAGCGGTTCCGGTTGCGGCGGCGGTTCCCTTGGTAATGTTGGGGTAATCCAGCCAGGGAAGGAAGCCCACAGAAGTATCACCGAAAAAGAACGAACTTTCGGTAAGGTTTTCCGAGCCTTTCATCATTGCTTCCGTAAGGTCGCTTGAAAGGGTTGCGTTGAAGCCGAAAGCGTATTGCCTTGCGTCTTCATTCGTGATCTTCGCGCCAATCATCGACACGGCAAGCGGCACAGTTACAGCTCCAGCGGATTGACCAACAAGCGGCACGTTGTCACCGGCAATGTTGGCGGTGTACGCTGCGCGGCCCTGCATGTCGCGGGACATGTAACCGTAGCTGATTGCACCGGGGGAAACTTCGCCGATTACCTGTTCTGCAAGCAGAACATTGCGCCAATCGTAATCGGGGTAAAGTACGTCAAAAAATTCAGCCGCGACAGAAGTAAAAATGCTGAAAGCGATTTCGCTTGCTTGCACGTTTGCTTGACCGCCAAAAGAAGGACCGTTGCCAAACCTCATTTTACAAATCTCCTTTTGCGCTAGTTACGCGCACATTTCGTTTTGGTTACGCGCCCATTTCCAGAAGCACAGGTTGACCGGCAACGCCGACAGAAGCGAACTTTACGCCGGTAAGCAGCGCCGTATCAATCCCGGCTGCGCCCTTTGCGGCTGCGCAAAAGCTGCCAATCGGGAAACCGTGACCGGCTGTATCCTGAACAACCCAGTAAGCCGCGTTACCTGCAACGGCCGCTTCATTGCAGTTGACCCAAATGCGGCCCCCGAAGCGAACGCGGCGCATAATGCTTGCCTGTGCGCCTTTGGGAACAATCGGGTTGCCGTTGCTGTCGCTGCGGATTGCCTGAGAGCGCACGACAATGCCCTCAAAATCCGCGTCAACCTTGCCAGCAACCGGAAGGCTCACAGCCTTGTTGTTGAGGCCAGCACGCGCCGATGTGACGTAAGCAGACGTTACGCCGAGCGCAGCGCCAACGCCGAGCGTTTCAGCAACGTTGATCGAATCAACCATGTTTGCATCAGTTGCCGAAAACAGTTGACCGGGAAGCGCGGTTGCGTTCTGGTCAAAAACTGCCGTCTGAACCGAGCCATTAAGAACACCACCATAAAGACCGGACATTTTAAATTTTCTCCTTTGACCTATGTTTTATGAAACGTGTTTGTTGTTTACTTCATGCCCTTGAACATGGGGTGAACTTCTTTCTTGCCGCCGTTAGCCCGATTGCGGAATGTTTCAGCGCCGGGAACGTAACCGGTTTTAAGCTTTACCGCTTCCGCTTCAGCTTCCAGCACTTTCTTAGAATTGGCGGCGGTGAACTTGAACAGCGTTGTTACGGCGGTATCGTCCATCTTACTGACGTCAATTCCGCGCTTGTTGCCGATGTGTTCCATAAGAACGCGGATTTTGGCGGCGCTGTTGCCACATGCTTTCATGGCGTTGCCGACAGCTTCTTTGTCTTTCGGTTCAACTTCCGTATCTGCAACGTCTTCCGTTTGCTGCGCCGTTTCCAGAAGTTCCATTGCAGCGGCTTCCTGTGCTTCAGGGTCTTTCAGTTTGGCAAGTTCAGCCTGAAGCGTTGCAATGGTGTCTTCATGCCCTTTCAGTTTTTCCTGAAGGCCGGGCATTTCTTCCATTGCGTTCTTGACCTTTTCAAGATCAAAGCCGCCGCTCTTTTCTTCAACTTCATCCTTTGCCATCTTCTTTCCTTCTTCAGCATCTTCCGCGTTGCTGAACTTATAAACGCGGTTGCCAATACGAACTTCAATCATTACTGTTTTCTCCTTATGTTTTTTGTTGATAATTCTTACTTCATAACCGCAACGTCCTTCACCAACCGGCAAAAGCAGAACATGATTGAAACGCAAGTTAGTTTGCTTTCCATCATAAGGTTGATCGTTAAACATTCCCTGTTCAACAACAAATTCCCCATCATAACCGGCTGAAACTTCAACAAGCTCTTTGTTTTTAATCTTTTCAGCCGTTTCAAAATCGGTAATGAGCAAGTCAAGCATTATGCTGTTGTCTTCAACGCTTGCGGCCCCTGCTCCGTTTCCAACCGTGAAACCATCTTTTAGAGTGTTTTCAATATCTCTAAAGTTGTGGTCAACGATAATAACCGGCTTGCCTTCCAGGGTAAACAAAGATTCAGGCGTGAATTCAACAGCCGGAATGTAAATGTTCAGTAATTTTTTATCGGGGTGAAATGTTGATTGCAGTTCAGGCGAAAATTCAGAAAGCGCGTAAGGGAAAACGCCTTCTTTTAAAACTCTTGCCGTGACACGCAAGAAGCCGTCAACGTCAACACGCCAGTTAATGAATTGCATTCTGTTGCCGTATTTCATGAGCTTCCTTATTTGCAATACACATTAAAAATTGGTGTCAGAATATGCTTGATATTTAAGCAAGTCAAGATAATTTTAAGCACTCATGAAAGAATGATTTTCATAGGGTCAATTACCGGAATTGAAACGCAACGACAGTTGATAGCATAACCGGGGTGGCCGTCAGGCGGTGGCGTATCCCATCTAAAAGTTTTCCCGTTTCGGTCATAGTGGTTCATGTGAATTGCGTTTCCTTTAGGATACAAGCCCCCAGGATTGCCCACAACTCTATTATCTTGCCCCGCTGTGCGCCAGATATATTCATCAATGCCGACAGCCGTTTGACGCGTCATGTTCAGCGCGGTTGTCATTTTGCTTGTTTGATCGCGTGCAATGAGCCTTGCGCGATAACGTTTCATTTCGTGTATGTCTTGAATGCAATCGGTTAACGATTTGCCTTCAGGTAACGGAAGCTGTTTAAAGTTATCAAGAACAACCTTTGAAATATCGTCAATGTATTCATGAGCAAAGCCGGTTATAAGGTTTGCCGCTTCCGTTTGTGCAATTAGCAAAGCGTCTGCAATTTCCGGCGTATCGAAAATGTAAGCCGTTTCAACACCCATTGCACGCGCAAGCATATCTTGCAAGCGTGCTTTTTCGTTTCCGTCAACTTCATTGGTTAAATCAATTGCAATTTGATTAGAAATCCGGTTCAGGTTATCGTCATAAAATTTCAGCGTATCGCGCAACGCCTTGAAAGCTTCACGCGGCGTGTTAAAATTAGCGGAACGGTTGTCAATTTCTTTTTCCAGGCGTGCGGAAAGTTCAAGCATAATACCGGCAAACTTGCGTTCAATCTGCTTTGACGGTCTAACCGCTTTCCCTAATGTGGGCTTTTTCTTTGTGGGTTTGCCTGAAGATATAACCGCCATTTTTCACCCTTGAAATTTATTTTGAATTTATGAAAATAATTCGTTGACAGCTTAAAGGTTATAGTTTATTCTTGTTTCAAGGTTAACGAAACGCAAAAACGGAGTCACTAATGAAAGTCATTTATGCAATTGCCGAATATCACAACATTCCGAATGAGTTTGTAACAATCACAAAAGCTGTTGATAACATCTTGTGGTACACTCTTAAAGGTGGCGCAAAATATTCTTGCCTGACTGTTCGTAAAGGAACAGCACTCAAAAAGAACAGCATAAGGATTGACTAAATGAAAAACAACTTTTGCGAACATTGCGGCGCTAGAAAATGCGGAACATTCAAACAAAACGGTAAGACGTTTGCAAAATGCTGCGGTGTAAGGATTATAGAATGATTGTCAAATACCAATCCAAAACCTTTGACCCTGCGAACGTTACCGGCAAATACGCCAGGGTTGAAGGCCGGAAACCGCATTACCGGTTCAAGGTATTTGAAACAACTGGAAAGAACGGGCAAGGCGCAACGCTGCGTGAATACATAACGAACGGTGAAGAACTACCACAAGAATTGAAAGAACGTTGCATCAAATCTAAATCAACGGAGAAATGGCTTTGAAAACTTAATCTAAAGGAGAAACCCAAACATGAAGACTGCATTTTTAAGCCTTGAAACAGTAACAAATGCTTTAGCTTTTACCCTTGGCCCTTCGCAATTGGGTCAACTGAAGAAGGAAGAAACCAAGGAAGAAACGTTTTACTTTGAACCTTGCTATGATAAAGACAGTAATTTTATCGGTTTTGCAGTTGAAAAACGAATCATTTACAAGAACTGAAGTGAAAGAGCAAAGCCCCTAACTAAAGGGGCTTTTCCTTTATGCGGCAAGCTTTGCCAATTCGTCAAACGCCCCGGTGTTTTGCTGTTGTTCGGCGTTCTGTAAAAACTCTTCAGCCTTGATCTTTGTTTCAAAAACTTTGCGTTTAACAAGTTCATCAACAGCCTGTTCAACACTGATAATTCCAGCCGTAAACAAACCGCTTATCATTTCACAATAGTTCTTGTCAACTTCGCTTTGTTCCTTTTTGTTCAGGTTCCAAAGCGGCACAAATTCAATGTCAAACCGCGCTTTAATCTGGTTCCATTTCTCTTTACCTAACACAGAAGGACAAAGAACGTCAAACAGCTTGATTAACTGCTTTTTGATATGTCCTTTCTGGTAAGCGCCAATCATGTTATAATAGTTTTCTAAATCACTATCGCCGGTTGCATTCAAGCCCCCAGGCGCTTGACCAAGGAAACGCGTTGCGGGAATGTCTGAAGCTGCGGAAAGAAGCTGCGCAAAGGTCATAACCAGTTCAGGAACAGAACCGAAAGACGCTGAATGCTGCGTTATTTCCATATCTTTACCGGTAAGCAACGCGGCCCGATAAATTGAAATCTGGTTTACTATGTCGGCAAGTTGACCGTCTGCGGTTCCACCAGCGGAAAGGCTCATTAGGTTGTCACACTTCGCCAGGATGACGGAAGCCATATTAACAAGCTGATACGCGCCCTGTTGCGTCCCGGTCATGCGTACCAAAGTATCATAGAGCGCAGCAAGCTTTGATTCGCCAAAGCCGGAAGGGTTGACCCTGAAGCCCTGAAGAATGGTTGCCGAATCGCGGCTGAAGACCGGCGAACCATCGAACACCAACAGCCGGGAAACGTCCGTTTCAATGCCGCTTATCCGGTATGCAATCGGCGTGTCATAATCTTTGCTGAAAGGGTCAACGCAATACGTTGCGCGTGTAATTCTGTCAACCGAAAGCGTGTTCAAAAACCGCAAATCGCCCTTATCAACTTCCGCATAGTTCAGGGGCTTGACAGGTTCAACATTTTCAGCCTGTCTTGCTCCAAGGAACACCACAGAACCGCCTAACATTCGTTCTTGATACAAGGCACGCTTAATGCGGTCATGTGCGCCTAGATCGTCATATGCTGCCATTACAAGCGCCGCGTCTTCATCATCCATGCCCACAAGCTTGAAGGGTTCCCTCAAAGCATCATCAACCGGAATGTTCACAATCTTTTGCGCTTCCCAACTTGTGTAATACCAAAGCGCATATTGTTGCCAGCGTTGAATAAAGTTGTTCTGAAAATAGGGATTGGTGTTATTGATCGTTGCGCCCTGGTTTGCGGTTCTATCGCCAGCGCCGGAAGCGCCAGCACCGGAAAGCTGTGAATTCTGGAAACGTTCAGCCGCTTTGTTTATCAGATTCGCTTGACGCTTTGAAATGCCTTTAGGTTTTGCCATTATTATCAATTCCCCATTATCATTTGAATTAGAGATTTTATTTTTGCAATTGCGTCACGCTTCCCGGCTTTGTACCAATAACGTGCATCGTATCGTGTTGCGGCTTCAAATGCTTTCAAGCAAGCGTCAAAATCATTGCGGTGTTTGAATGCTTCAGTTTGTGAATCCCACCATTCAACAAAAGTTTTGCGAACAATCATAACAAGCCCCCTTGCTATGCGGTTTGAACGTCTGAACCGCCGCCATAATAACGCCAGATAGAAACCGCCATTGTTTCCGTGTCAACTTCATCATCGTGCGAATGTGACATGTCTTCAGCAAACGAACTGTGTTCTTCAACAAAACCTTTCATGTCAATATATGTGGGCAATCGAACACGCCCCGCATATATGTACCATGAAGCTTCACGAACGCGCCCAACTTTATCCTCTGGAAACTTATATTCAGCGGGAAGCCATGCAACTGCCGGAAGCCCCTGCAATCTTAATGTTTGCTCTAATGAAGTGCCGGAAGCCTTGTCTTCAATGAATAACGCTTTAACGCCGTGATCTTTCCACCTATCATAAAACGCTTTTGCGTTCTTCAGCAAATCGGGGAATTCCCATTTTCCATGCATCTTGTCAATCAAATCAAGGTGCGTTTGCGTTGCGCACCAAAGCTGCAATGATGAATAATCGGCGGTTTTAGTTTTCTTATATGCGGTGTCGGCTGTTATGAACAACAAGCCTTGCGGTGCTTTCCCAGGCTTCCACAATTCCCCAGGTGCGCAATCAAACCAAGGATTAATCGGAGTGTAAGGGTGCGCTTTCCACCAATCGGATTTAATTATGTTACCGCCTTCTTTGCGCGGTTCCTGTTGATACTGTGCATAGAAAGTGAATTCATCAATCAGTTTCAGCAATGCCAAACTTGCTTCGCTTTTAACTTCCGGCCATAACACAACACCATCTTTATCAATTGCAGGTATCTTAATCCAATGCCAAAGCCCAGGTTCATTTTTTTCTAACCATCCTGGCAAGTCTTCAGGGTGGCCGCGCTGTGCAATGATAACTTTCGGCGTATCGTCTTTGTTTGTGCGGCTTGAAAGTGTTTCGGTATACCATCTGTTGCAACTGTTTCTTACCGTTTCGCTGCGAAAGTCTGAAGCTTTCAACGCATCGTCAATAACAATTGCGCCAGCGAATCCCGGTCTTTTCTGTCCAGCACCAAAACCGGTAAGCGGCCCATTTACGCCAGCGGCTTTTAAACCGCCGCCTTTCGCTGTATCAAACTTATCTTCGCGCATACGACATTTTTTATTAACAACGTCATGCGGGAATATTTCTTTATACCAGTCTGACTTTAGCGAATCAAGAATGCCTCTTGACGATTCGCAAGCAATATCTAAGTTGTAACCTGTGTAAATAAATTTTGCATCTGGAAACAAGCCTAACGCGTATTCAATAAAATCCTGCGCAATCATCGTTTTACCGTGACGCGGGGGAATGCAAATTCCCAGGTTCTTAGCACCGTTCGGCAAAGTTCCTGTCATTAGTTGCATTAAGGCTTTGAATATTACACGGTGAAACCATTTAACGGTTCTTGGTTTGCGCTGCAATAAGCCTTTCGTTATGAAATAGTTTTCAAGCCCTTTCGGTTGCATCTTCGCTTTCCAATGCTTCGCGCAAATGTTTCATTGCTTCATCCGGTGTCATAGGTTCAAGCTGTTTCGGCAAATTGACGTCAATTGTCGGATTGCAAATTTTCAAATGAGCGCAAAGCAATTTGTGATAAGCTTCCTTTGAAGCAAGAGTTAAAACCAAATTACCAAACTTATCCCATTTCCAGCCCACAATAGCCTTGCGAACGTTTACAGGTAAGTTTGCAATATCTTCAGGGCGCTTTATATTCATCCTTGCAATGTCGGCAATGTCATAGAATGCAATCGTTGCAATTTCTTCAAGCACGTTATCAATTTCAATTTTGGTACGCTGTGCGCGTCCATCCATTGCCCATTGAATTGCATTTCTAATGTGAGGCTTTGACATGAGTTGACCGGCTGAAGCCGGTGCGGTTCTTTCCGAATATCCGGCTGCAATGCAAGCCCTTGTTTGGTCTAAATCTTTCAAATATTCTTCAACAAACAAGCGTTGCTTGCCAGTCAGTTTTATGATTCCGTCTTTAACAAGTCCCATTGCAAAACCTCTTGTTTTAATGTGCAACACGATACACCAGCACACATTAAAAAGTAAAGCAAAAAGAAAGCCCCAATGCATTCAAGCAAAGGGGCTTTCATAGTTCGGCGGTATGCGCCAGCGTTCGGATGAAACGCTATTTGTTGGCGGTTATCAAAGGAAGCTTACAACGGCCTTGACGTTGTGCTGTTTGACAGTCTTGCCCGGTTTGCTCATGTCTCGCCCCCCTCAAAAGCGAACGGTTAAGGCGCTGAAGGCGCACGCCGCCTTGACAGCAAGAATGATTGAAATGCTTTCGGGCCTGGAACGGCCCAGGAACGGCGGCAAAGGCGTGTTTCTGAATCATTGCGGCTTTGCCCCGTTTGCCGGGAAGATCGGGACACAGGCGGCGCTTGTTGCGCTGCGCAGCGGCTTTGACGGTGCCGCGTGCGCCCCGATTAAGGCCGGGAAAGGATCATGCAAACATTGATTTCCAGGGGATAATTTATTTGCCCCTTCCCGGCACATTGGTTACGCTTCTTGGATTTGAACCAAGGAATGACGGTATCAAAAACCGTTGCCTTATCACTTGGCGAAAGCGCAAAATTTGTTTCAGCTTAATTGTTTGGTGGCGGCTTTCGGCCCCTCGGGATTGAACCGGGATTCCCTAGGCTGATTGGTAACTAGCGATAGAAAATGGTAATGCGCCCCTTGTGCGCCCATCCTTGCCACATTATTTTGAGCCGCTGTTAGGCGGCTTGCAAGGTTTCTAGTATCCGCGCCTTTTCTGGCCCTCTTTCGATAACACCAAACAAACTGTTTTGTTTCAGGTTCCAGCTAAAGATGCTCTGGCTTTCATTTAATCAATCCGCTGAACTGAAACCTAAATTGTTCTTGTCAGCTTCAAGGTTTGCCAAACGTCAAACGTTCAACCTAACTTGAAACCGGCAAACTGATTGTTGAATTGCTTTGCTAAAGATTTAAGCGTGTCTCTTGTCATTTAAAGCCCTATCGTCAACCCCGAGGAACTTCTTTAGCAAAGCAAACTGTTTGTTGAAGCGGTTAACGATACGCGGCGGTTATCGTCCTTTGCTTAGAAGAAAGCGGCAACGAACCGCCCCGCACCGTTAACCAGATGTTACCGGCCTATTTCAGCCGCCAGATTCGCGCCCCTTTCACGCCGTTTTCTTCAACGCCGCGAATGGTGAACTCTTTGGTAATTTCCAGGGTCGCAACGCTGTTGCCTTTGCGATTGGTGCGCATGATCGTTGCGCCGGTTTCGTCTTTCTTTTCGGTTGCAAACTTGCGCGTTGCGCCGGAAACGGTGCTTGCCAGGCTCTTTGCGGGGTCGGGCCGGTCTGCGGTTGCCGCGATAAAGAAGGATTGCCCCGCTTCCATCTGCTCGAACGGATAGGCGCTTTTGCGAATCGCGCCGCCTTTGGCAACTGCGGGAACAGCAACGCCGGTTTCCAGGGTGAATGTCGGTTTTTCAACCGGTGCCGGTGCTGCGATTTCTTCAAGCTTGGTTCCGTTTGCGGCGGCTTCCTGCGCGGCGGCAATCGCCTTGACGGTGGCCCTGGTTGCCATTTCTCCGGTTTCGTTGACAAGCGTGGTGTTGACTTCAACTAAACCAGCATCAACAAGCGGCTTGTGAATTTCAACGGAAGTATACATGAAACCGCCTTCATTCGTTGCCGTGACGATTGCGGCAAGTACCAGCATTGAAGCGGCAAGCGCCTTGTCCAGTTTCTTCTGTTCCTTTACAGTTGCCATTTTGTTTTTCTCCTTTGCAGTTCTATTTGTGGTAAACGATGAAAAGCACAATACAGAATCTTTAACAGCCTGTCAATACTTTTAAAAGCGAATTGAAACTTTTTTGTCAAAGCGCCGATAAACAGCGCGAATACTTTTCTTAACAGGCGGTAATGTATCGCGGTGAAATGTGCGTTGTGCGCGAAACCTGTCAAGCATGTTGCGCGTGTTTTCGCATACGGATTCAGCCCTAACAATTAAACCGTTGACAATGCTAACCGCGTGTTCGGCAAGCGTCAAAGCGTCCTTTTGATCGTTAGCCATTACAGCCCCCTTGCAAGTTTAATTGTGTCAACGAATGTCGAAAGGTTGTTAATATCGCCAATCGGGACGCTGTAAACTTCGCTTTCAAGCCCCCATGCTTCCGCGTCCCGGCAAACAGCTTCAGCAAGCATTAACAACCCTTAAAGCTGTTTGACGGTGTTCGGATTGCCAGCGCCGGGAACGCGCCCAACTTCCTGAACAAACAGCCCAGGTGAAGCAATCAATTTTTCAAGTTCAGCTTTGCCGGTTTCGGTAAGCTTAACTGTTAATTCAGAGTCGTAAAACGGTGAACCAAACTTGCCGAAATCCCGGTTAATGTTGCGCAGCGGCGTTGCTTCATGTTCTAAAACCTTATCGCAAATGTTGTGCGTTCCGCTTCTGAATTCGGAATTTTGTTCACAACATTACTTCGCAAGCTAATATCGTGAATAAGTTGCAGCGCGTTGCGCATTTCTTCAAACTTCTTTTGTGAAAATTCCATTTTTCAATTCTCCTTTTCAAAAGGTATGCAAGGAATGTCTTTCTTTTTGCTATGACAAAAGGAATCATTGCAACTCATTTCGCAAACGTGCTGCGTTGCCTGAACACAACCTGAAACTATACATTCGTCTTCAGCCTCTTTGCAGATTCGCAACCGTTCCAAGATTCACCCTTTCCCCTGGTAAGCCGCCAGGGGTCGGAAGTCTTTTAAACGTCCAATCCGCGATTGCGAAGCCTGTAAAGTTCATTGCTGCGGCGTGTTTCATCTTTTGTGGGGTAAGCGGTTTCAGCGGCAATTAAAGCGATTCTAGCTTCAGTTAATTTTGCATCAGCTTTGTTGTAAGCTTCAATGTCGGTTCCGGTTTCTGCAACCTTAACCGCCGCCAAAGCTGCGTTGTAAATCTTTTCAGCATCTTTACGAATTTGGTTTTTCATTCGGCACCCCTTTGTTATTTCGTTTCGTTGAAACAACAATACAATAACGAACGCAAACCGTCAAGCGTTTTATTTAACTTTTTGCGAATTTATTTTAGCAACCTAAAATTCGTTTCGGTGGCGGTTCAGGCGGCAAGGGCAAAAGGTTTTTGCGAATGGTTATCATATATTCGTCACGGTCAACAACAACGTAACCGGCTGCAATGTATCTAGCTTCAGACGTTACGGGAACGGTTAACTGAATGTGTGTTTTAAGGTCTTCACTTTGCAAACCTTCAGCACCCTTATGCCCACAATTACAGGCGTGCATTATTGTTTTACCGGAACGGAAGCGCAGCGACAGTTTAAGGTTTTGCCAAACGGTGAAGGTTTGACGGTCAACCCCAGGACTTGAAGCAACTGAAATTTGTCTTTATCACTAAGGACAAACGCAATCCTGGCTTTGCCAAACTTGCCGGTTTTGCTTTTGAGGCAACCCCGCACAGTATCAGCGCCGTATGTTGTAACGTAACCCTGAAAGGCCGCAAGATGTTTCTTGACGTTAGGCCGCAAATTGGCAAGCTTCGCCTGTTCTTTCAGGTAATCATTCACGCCGGTTATCGTGCTAGATTTTGATTCATACAGAACTGTTGACATTTAGCGTTTCCCCTTTGATAAACTTTTTATTTGGTTGCGTCTGATACCTTCCCGCAATGTTGGGTAATCTCTTTCACGTTTCCAGTTGTCACAGAAAAGCTGTTCAGGTTTAATATGCACAGCATTGCCTAAACTTTCAATCATCAAATCAATTCCAGCATGAACAGAAAAAGGCTGCGGCAATTCGTCAATGATAATGCAATCGCTCAAAGCACCATTCACAATGCCGCGAATTGCATTATGAACGCTTGCCGATACGCCAACAATTGCAACGCGTCTTGTCTGCGGCTGCGGCGGTTCAATGCAATCAAAGCATTCAGCAATCATTCTGTCATGATAATCAGTTATCAAGTCAAGATTAATTCGGTATTCAGGTTGCGTTACATACTGAAAACGTTCAAGCTGTTCAACTTCAACAGGTGCAAGATTCCTTTGCAACAGTCTTTCGATCCATTCAAGCAAAGTTGGCTGTTCCATTCTCATTCCTTTTCTGACAAAGCAGAAACTAAAAGATATTCACTCATTGATTGACCAGCTGCGTCTGCGCGTTCCAGCAATGCGGCCTTTTCCTTGCCTGTTACACGAACCTTAACGCACAGGTTGCGGCTGTCGGCCTTCCTCGTTCCTGTCGGCCTTCCTGCGCCCTTTCTTGCTCCACCTGACATAATTAATTGCACCCCGCTTTATTCAATACGCGTTTAATTTTGCCAAGTCAAGTATTTAATCAAGGCTTCCCAGGCTTCAAGCCAGCTATAAGCTGTCATGCACGCAAACCCCTGTGATTCAGCGAACGTTTTAAATTCAAGCTGTTCGTCTGACATGCCGCCTTTAGAGCTTGCCTTTGCCGGTTTCTGGCTAGGCTTTTTCATTTCAATGTAAAGCCCTGACCAACCGCCGCGCTTGACCGGTAACAAGGTGTCAAGCACGCCAGCCTTGACCCCTTCAGCCTTCATTGCGCCGCCGCGAATAGCTCTTGATTTTTCAGTATCACCCCGCGAACCGCCGTTACCTATCGCGTGAAACCATTTCAATTCAGGGTAAACGTTAACGTTTATTGCGCATTGACAGAACAACGCGGCTTGGTGGCCGTGTTCTGTTCCCGACTTCGCAAGCTGTTCCGGTGTGATCGCCATGCTATTTTGGTTCCCTTGGCAAGCTGCCATTCAATACAACATACTGCGCTTTGACAGCTTCAAGACTTTTCTTAATCTTTTTCGCTGAAGCTTTGGCGCTTTTAAGATCGTCTGTCAGTTGATCAACGTACTCTTGACAAACCTCACAACTGCAAAACAAATCAAGAAACAATCCATACAGCATTTTTTCTTGCGCGGCTTGCTTATGTGTTATTGGTGTTATTGCCATTTATTAGAATTCCTTTTCGCAACGTAAACTTCAAGCGTGACGCGAACTATAGTAATAACAGCCGCGAATGTCAACCAAAAAGAAAGCGAACTGTGCATGTTAAAACCTTTCCAACATGCGTTGCATTTTCATAGCTCTTTGCTTTTCCGCTTCAAGTTCTCGCTTCAGTTTGCGATTTGTGAGAATGCAGCAAAGATCAACGACACCCAACACGGCAAGCAATGCCAGGATAAAAATTAAGTTAGGTAAATATTGTTTCATTTCGGCCCCCTTTTTTATTTCTTAGGCAACTTTGAAAGTATGAACGCGGCTTTGTTTTCCTTTGTGCAACTGCAAAGCGTTTCACCTGTCGCTTTGTCCTTTATCCTGTAAATTGTATGTCCCGCGTGTATTTCGTACTTTTCATTATATTTGTATTTTGTCAAGACTGTTTCTTTCATTCGATTATTCCCATTGCTTTGTAACAGTGTGAAAGTTCCATCACAAGAAAGGTTTTGTCAGCTTTGAATATTTCACCGCTTTCAACATAATGTTTTTGTATTCGCAACAGTCTTGCCGGTTTCGTTTCAGTTGATAAGTTAATTGCGTTCTTGCATTTCTTTTTCACGGTTCACCCTTTCAAATCAGCAAGCGTTATTTGGTTCCACTTTATTAACTCATTTGCGAACATAATGCAACGGTTTTCTGCAACGCAACCTTTAAACACGCGGTTTATTTCTTCCGGTGAAAGATCGCGGCAACCTTCCGCTTTCATCTTCGCAAGCAAGGTGCCTTTCCAATCATACAGCGTTGCCATTATGTGCGCCCCTCTTTGAATTCCTTTTCGGTGTAATCGAACGCGGCTTTAAACGCGTCATGATGACTTTTGCAGTTGCTTGCCTTGCCGGTCTTCCAAGATTTATCACGCGGCCCCTTTTCGATTTCGCCCAACATTATCATAACACCGTAAACACCGCCGCCGCGAAAGATTGTATAAATCAGACAGCGAACGCCGTTCTTGTAACCACCGGCCCAATCCCAATTCATTTTATATCTTGCCATTGTCAAACCCCCTTTTCGGCCCTGACAATGGGGGCCATGCTGTAAGCCCCGCAAGGCTTGACGAATTCAACGCCCTGGTAAACACCTATGCGCAAAACCTTGCATGTGACAGTCTTCAGGGTCTTTGCTGTGCGGCTTGCCACAACAACCTTGATAATGCAGTTAGAATCGCAAATGCTGCGCGTCTGGTAGGTCTTCCCGGCTTCAAAGGTTCCCATGTTAAGCCCCCAGGTCAAGCGAAATGTAAAAGCTTTTCAGGTTAACGCTGTAACCGGTTCTAACTTTACTGTTGAAGTGTGCGCCGTTGCTGTTGTACTTGGCGAAAATGCGAAGTGTTGCCAGTTCTGAACCAAACACATAAAGGATTCCAGGGCAAGAAAAATCAACCGTTACAGCTTCGCCTTTTGCAAATTCTTTCATCATTGCTTCAGTTCTTTTGATTTGCGCGGTTGTGATTTCCATGTTGTTCCCCTTTGTGCGTTTCGTTAAAACAAATATAAACGCATTTCATCAAAGCGTCAAGCAAAAAGTTTCATCAATTAAACTTCATCGAAAGTTGCATTAAAGCTTATTTTGTCACAGTGCTTTGCAGCTTGATTGAAAACACTTTCAAGGGTTTCGCCTTCAAACTCTTTAACCTGAACAGGTTTTCTTTTTGCATCAGCATCAGCAGAGCTTGCCCAAAATTTAAAAGTCTTTTTCATTTGCGCCCCCGGTTGAATCATTCGTTAAAACAACAATAACAGGGAAACAACAAGCTGTCAACGAATATTTTTCAAAACTTGAATTTAAATTGGGTTTCTTTTTTCCGCTTAATTTTCAAGCCGGTGAACGCGTCACAGCTTGCGGCTTTCAGTTCAAAGAATTCAAGCCCCTTTGCGTATGCAATACCGTTAGACAACATACGCATTGCCATTGCTGAAGCCTTCATACAATCAAATTTGAATCCGCATTGCAAACAGCTTTTAACGCACATGCTTTCCCCTTATGCCCACAATATTGAACCAGCTATTTGTTATCACGAATGTTATTCACCCATCGTTCACACGCACCTTTGAAGTCTTTCGGGATTGCGCCGTGATGCTTGCAAACCCAGGCGTTGCTTGCATAAGTGCTTTCTTTGCAGTTCTTGCACGAAAGCCGGTTGCGAAGCAAGATAACTTCATGCGCGTTGATACTGGTTTCCGCTGTCAGTTCGTCAAGCAATCTTGCAAGTATTTGATAATTATACATTTTGGTTTTTCTCCGTCAGCGACAATGTGTAGGATATTCTACACTTGGGGAATATTCTACTATTTTATATTATCAAGGTATCGAATCCCACATTACAGGGGTTGACCATTCACGGTAGCTATAACCTTATTTTTCAAGCACTTAGCGTGATCTTTTTCTATACTTTCTAACCTAGACAGTTCATCAAACAAGAATTTAACATCATTTTTCATTATTTTTCCACTTTCAACGTAATATTTCTGAATGCTTTGTGTTCTGGTTAACATTTTGTGTATCTCCTTTTAGGTCTAAATTCTTATATATTACTCGTATATTGATTTTATATTATGTAACTACTTGTTTTTATTCACTTCTTTCATTTCTATCAAATATATTACCAGCAACCCAAAAATCACATGTACATTACTCTTAGTATTAGACTTATGAACACTATAATAGTTTTATTATTTGCAAGGTGTCTTTCTAGAGCGTTCGGAACTCAATTTTAATATATTGATAGAAAACACATAAAACGTAATGATTTCAAGTACTTATGTAACAGAAGTGCCAATATATATTGCTATAATTTGATAGATTTAATCTTCAGTGCTATTAATTTTTTAGTTTAATATTTGTGTTGACTTGTAAAATTTATTTTGATATAACTTTTGTCAGATTGTTAAACTGTTAACTTTTATAGGAGCTAAAATGTATCATGAATCGTCTGAAGCAATGAAAGGTTCAAAAAGAAGTCAAGGTTGTACTCCGTTACCTTTTGAAAATTTGCCCGTTGGAAAAAGTTTTATTGTTAAGTTTGGAATGATGCAAGAGAATTCTTTGCGTGTGGCTGTTTCAACAGCTTCTAAAAAATTTAACAAAAGGTTCAAGTGCATCAAGCATAACGATTTGCAAATATTTGAAATTGGCTGTTTACCAGATTTGAAAGTTGAAGCTGAACAGGTTTTTGATTCATCGGATAAAATGTGGTAGGACAAAATAAAGCGCCGGTTGCTTATTGTGGGCAATCCGGCGCTTTGTTTAAATTGAGTAATCGTTTTGCACAACGTTTGACTTTTCTATTTCATGATGAAGTAAAATCAAAGCATTCCATGCAACTTGTGCAAGGTGATACACGCCGCCGTCTTTTTCGTTGATCGCCAGGGGAAAGCGTTGCGCGTCTTTAGTGTGGCGCAGCATTGCGGCAATGAATCTGCGCCGGTACGCTGTGCCGAAATCTTTACGCCAATTTTCAAAACCATATTTACTTTCACCGTGTTCAAAAACTTTTATCAATGGTTCAAGCACTTCAAGGGGCAAAAGCGAAAAATCAATCTTGCCGCTATCAAATTTTAAGCCTTCCGTTTTCACCTGTTCAAACTCCTTTTAAAACACGTTTGCACGCAAGTTGTAATGTTCTTTCAGGTGCATCTTTCAGCACTTCTTGAAAGCTTCTTGTTTCTATAGGTTTGATGAAATTAAGTGTTAAGAGGCTAAACGTTTTAGGTCGAATTGCTTTAAGTAAATTTGGATTTGTAATAAACAAGCGCATCATTTCTGCAAACCATTCGCCTGTGTTCGGACAATAGTTTGTAAGTTTGGTTTCTTGGCTTTGACTGCAAATTAATACGCTGAAGCCTGAAATGTAACCTTGCTTTACATTGCCCTTGATCGCGTCAACATGGTGGCCCATTTCGTGCGCAATCACCCCGTAAGGCGTTCTATCTATAATATGCCCAGGATAAGACCACGCTTGACCGGCTGTGCCGATGTGCGCCATTTTCTTAACGCAGCCAACAACCTTTCCTCTGCCGTCTTTTGTCATTCGATAGTATGCACAACTTCCAAACGGCCATGTTTCTTCAGCAATGAAAGCGGGAACAGGTAAAGCGTTTGCTTCACAAAAGTTAATTGCGTGAAGCTTTCCGGTTTGCCACATTTCGTCTTTTGTTGGATAACTCATATAATCCCCTTTCACAAACCGAATTGAACAACGTTGACAATTGCAAAACACTTACCGCTAAACCCGTATTTATCAGCGGCTTGTTTCGGCCCAACTTCCCGTATGTCACCCTGCGCTTTTAGCGTTTCAACTGTTCGCTGTATTGCTTTGGTTGCACCTAACTTATCCTTTCTGAATGCCGCCGATGAAGACAACCGTTTGTTAATATATGTTAGCGTTATTATTTTATCATCGTGAAGCTTAATGTTTGATGCTTTGTATTTTTCAATTTTTGTCCAATCACTAACAATATAAGATTTTATCACCCTGCAAACATCGTCCATTTGTTTTGTTTCTGAAGTTTCTTCACCAATGTTTCCGCTTTCAAATCTGACAAGTATGTTGACAATACCGGCCTTGATAATGTTAAAGGCCCAGGTTGCATTTTCAAGCGTTATTACTGGTTCATAAGGATTTACGCCAACAGCAACCAATGCTGAAAGCTTCATTGTTTTCATTGCGCAACGTGTCCATAAATGTCTAACGACTTCATTTGAAGCGTTGTTGTTTTCGTTAACACAATACGCGTCAAGTTCTTTAAACATTTTTACAACTTCAGGTGTCATTGAAACATGCTGCGCCTTATTGCCGTTGTTCAACATAAGCGAATGTGCGCACAATGACGCGGTTTGTTCAACCAAATCGAAAGACGGTTGAACGTGTAAATGTTCATCGTTCAATAACGGAACTAAACCATGATATTCAATAATTGTAAAACGCGGAAGCAAGCCGCTTTCAATCATTGATTCATTAAGTGCTTTATAAAAGTTCTCCGGCGCTGATTCGCCCATAATTGTAAAGGAAGGCGAAAGAACAGCATCCGTGTTTTGTTCCCTGTCGCTTCTGATTGTCCCGCGCAATACTTTGCCCTCGCCGGATTTGTTGTATAAATCAAGCATCATTCTTTGCAAACCCAAATCATTTTTGTCTGCGCGAAATGCCGCCATTTGCTGAAGCTTTAAACCAAATTCGCCAACCATTGAAAAGAAGCAAGGTGAACTTTTTGCAAGGTGTTTTGCTAATGCTTGCGGTGAAGCAATTTCAGCAGGGCCGATAAAATCAACGGCTGCGGGAACGGTGCGTTGAACCGCAAGCATTAATTTATCAATGCCTGAAGCTATTGCTTCTTTCCCGGCCCCCGTTTGCGCCAGAACCAAAACATACTGATTCAAGCCGGTTCCTGAAATGTTGTAAGACCTTCCGCAAATCCCGGCCATTAAGCCTATTGCGCCAGCTAAAGCAATTTCGGGAACTTGACGCGGTGCGGATTGGTGAATAAATTGCGCAATCAAACCCATAAGCCCAGGCGGTACGGCATAAAGTGCGACGGTGTCGGTGTGCTGCTTTGTGGCGGCTTTTTTGGGAAGGGTAAGGGTAGGGTCAAGTTCTAAAGTGCCGTCAGATTGCAAATTTGGAAGCCTATTTTTTAGGCAATTTTCGCTTTCGGTGCGTTCAGGATACGAACGCGCCTTATTTTCAGCAATAGCGGCTTCAAGCTGATTTTTCAAGCCGTCAATGTCAACAGGCGGTAACATTCTGTCAAAGCATCTGCTTATCATGTATTGCACATAATCTATGCGGTGCGCCTTTGCCCTGTTTGCCAAAACTGAACGATGAAACAGTCTTGTTATCTGCGCGGTGTTTTGTGTGTAAAATGCAAGCATGTCAACAAGCGCAAAGTCAGCCTCATTGCACGATACTTTATCAATGCTGTCTTGATAATACGCTTGCCATTTACCATCGAACAAATCCATGAACTTTTGACCGTTTGCCGCGTTCATTCCCATTGTCAATATTTGTTCATCTGTGTAAGTTTCTGCGGTGTCACCTTCATAATTATATATTGCTGCGCCTTTGCCTAACTGTTCCCACAATATGTTGATTAACTCTTGACGTTCAACAATTGGCGCAGCTTTATAAACGTTGCCTGTCATTGTCATATAGCGCAATGAAGAATAAACTTCAATTGCTGAACGCTTCCGGCCCGATGTTACGCCAGCTTTGACAATAATGTGCAAGCCCTTTCCTGAAGGTGATTTTTCAGAAAACGAATCGAACTTGTTGAACACGTTCAATTGACGGTCAAGAATTTCTTGCGCGTTCGGAAATTTCGGGCTTCCGTCTGCGTTCAATTCGTAAGGGTCATCAAGGTCAATGAACGTATAAGGGTCGTTTTCAGACAGCACAAAACCAATGCCGGAATAGTTCGGTGAAGCATCAACAGCGTCTTGAAAGCTCGCCCAGGTGCTAGAATCGCGCACGCTTGCCAGCTTGCCGTTGTGTGGGCAATACGGTACTTTTGTTGGCTTGCCGCCTTGCATGTCTTCATACCGCCAGCAAACAAATTGGTTGTATTGTTTCATTTCATCTGGAATGTTGTGGAACATTAACGCCCCTTCAATCAAAGAATTCAAAATTTCAATTTCAAAGTGTTGCCGGTTAGATTGGTATAAAGTGTTTCCATTCTGTTCCCGCAAGGGTTTTCAACTTTACCCTGTGCGAACATTTTCAACCATCCTTCAGGTATTTTTGTATCATTTGATATTTGCTTCAAGGTGCGTGTTCGGGGTCTTTGCTGTATTGCAATAATGAGTGAATCCCTGAAAGTAGTTAACAACCTGTTTTATCTCCTTTTTCATTAGAATTCGGTTCAACGCGGCTCATGATAAAGAAAATAAGAGCTATTGTCAAGGCGTGAATTATTTTCTTTTTCTGGTTGACTTGCGCTTTTCGTTAATGTATTGTCCATTTCGCTGAACCGGGAAATCTAATGAACGATTAAAAGGGGCTTATTTAATGAGCGTTAATGTTATTTTGGTTGAAGGGTTTGGGGGTGTTAAAGGGGTTTCGGAAGCGCAGCGTTTTGCGGAAAATGCAAAGACAATTGAAGCGCCGGGAACTTTCGCGGCTTCCCTGGTTATCGTAAATGAGGCGCTTAAAGAATCCGAAAAGGTAATATTTCAACTGTTTGCGAAAGCAAGAGATTTTGATTCCCAGATGAAAGTTTTGGAATTGAAACTGAAACAAGCAAACGCAAGAAAAAAACATTGACAAACTGAAAAGGTTTTGATAGTTTCCATTTCACTTTAATGAGGGGTTGAAATCTAATGAATACTAAAGCCTTTAATAAATTGCGTAAGCTAACTCATTTTCCGATTGCAAGCCTTTCTGCATTCAAAGAACATTGCCCGTTGAATCAGCACGCGGCAAACGCGCCGCATCTTGAAAAGGTTTACAACGCAACAAACGGAAGACCTTGCAAAAGGTGTCTTGCTGCGGGAAGCTGCGAAATATTCAAAACGAAATAGAAAGGGGTTCACCTTGTTAACCGCACTTAGAAATAATTTGCAGACAATGCAAACCCTTTTGCAGAACGCAACAGCCGTTGAAGTTGAAGACAGAAACATGTTGGTTTTGCTTCATTCCGAATGCGCGAACGTTTACGCTGCGGCAAAGGTTCTTGAATCAATGTGGCGCAACAAAGTTGCTTCTGAATTCTTCCCTGAACACGTTGCGGAAGGAACTGAAAACTTTGAACTTGGTGAAGGCTGGAAGATTAACGCCATTTTCAAGCAAAGTTACAAGGTTGACGAAAAAACCGTTAAAAATGATATTCAGGAAATTTGCAACTTAGGCTTTGCCCAGGCTGCGGCGGTTGAAGGTCTTATTAAATGGAAACCTGAAGTTTCAACAACGATTTACAAAACTCTTTCCGATGAAATAAAAGACGTTATCAACAACAGTTTAACGATCAAACCGGGAACGCCCACAATAAAATTAATTAGCCCGAAAGGTGAAGAATGAAAGATTCAGATTTGAAACCTGCCGGAACTTTGGCCTTGCGCTTTGGCGTGAAAGCCCTTGGTTACGGCCCCCCAGGTTGCGGCAAAACCCCGCTTGTCAACAGCGCACCTAGTCCGGTAATGCTTGTAACTGAACCGGGAATGCTATCAATGCGCGGCTCAACTGTTCCCGCTTGGCAAGCTGACACGCCGGAACGAATCAAGGAATTCTTTGAATGGTTGAAAGGTTCAACCGAATCAAAAAAGTTTGACACTGTTGCTGTTGACAGCCTTTCACAGCTTGCCGAAACAGAATTGAAAGATTGTATTTTAAAGGTTAAAGACGGTCGCGCCGTATATGGTGAAATGTCAAAACGTGTAATGAAATATGTTGAACAATTGTTTTTCATGCCAA